AGAGCTGATATCTTCCTGAAACCAGCTAAGTCTATCAACTACGTCACACTTACCTTCGTTGCCACCAGAACTGGTGTAAGTTTCGAAGAAGTTGCTGGTAGAGTTTGATTTTAGATTATAAATCACTAAAGGAGGAACCTAAAAATGGCACAAATTCCAACAAGAGGCATTTCACAATTCAAATCAAAACTGATTGGTGGTGGTGCTCGTCCTAATCTTTTTGAGGTTGACGTTACCTTTCCCGCAGGAGTAAGTCTTGGAGTTCAGGGTGATGGCACTGGGCAGTTCGACAAAGAGAACTTCCGTTTTCTTTGCAAGGCAGCTGCCCTGCCAGCATCAAACGTTGCTCCAATCGAAGTTCCTTTCAGAGGTCGCACTCTGAAAGTTGCTGGAGACAGAACATTTGATGTTTGGACCGTAACCATCATTAACGATGAAAACTTCTCACACAGAAGAGCATTTGAAGCATGGATGCAAAACGTTGCTCAGTACGGAGATCACTCTGGTCTTGTGAACCCAACGGATTACATGGGTAATGCTATTGTTTACCAACTTGGTAGAAGTGCATCAAATACTCAGGGTAACAACACAACTGGGGACAACGCAAACATTCTGGCACAATATCGTTTCATCGATATTTTCCCAACTGCTGTTTCTCAGATTGATCTTTCATACGACACTTCAGACACAATTGAAGAGTTTACTGTTGATTTCCAAGTTCAATACTACTTCCCAGAAGCACCTGGAACTGGAGCATAATAAATAGATCATACGTAGATAAGAACTTTAATAATGGCAAAGTTATTTGGATTCTCTATTGAGGATACTGAACCACTTTCTCCGAATGCAGTCTCCCCCGTCCCACCTAATAATGAGGACGGGGTTGACCACTATCTGAGTAGTGGTTTTTTTGGTTCATATGTTGATATTGAAGGTATCTATAGAACTGAGTTTGATCTGATTAAAAGATATCGTGAAATGGCACTTCACCCAGAATGTGATAGTGCTATTGAAGATATCGTAAATGAAGCAATTGTATCAGACACGAATGATAGTCCTGTTCAGATTGACTTAGATAATCTGAATGCAAGTGACGGTATCAAGAAAAAAATTAGAGATGAATTTAAGTATATCTTAGAACTCTTAGATTTCGATAAGAAGGCGCACGAAATCTATAGAAACTGGTACGTAGATGGAAGAATCTACTATCATAAAATTATTGATCTCAAAAATCCTCATGAGGGCATTCAAGAGTTGAGATATATTGACGCTATGAAAATGCGTTATGTAAGACAAGACAAGAAAAAAAAGAAAGATCAATATAGACTCGGAAATTCTAATACAGATAATCCGATGGATTATGAGTTTCCTGAAATTGAAGAGTACTTTATTTACAGTCCAAAAACTGCTTATCCTACTTTAAACCCAACTTCAACAAGTCAATCCAACGGCATCAAAATGTCAAAGGATTCAATCACTTATTGCACATCAGGTCTTGTAGATAGAAATAAGGGATCAACTCTTTCATATCTCCACAAAGCAATTAAGTCTCTCAATCAACTTCGTATGATTGAGGACTCACTGGTTATCTACCGTTTGTCTCGTGCTCCAGAAAGAAGAATCTTCTACATCGATGTAGGTAATCTTCCTAAAGTAAAGGCAGAGCAATATCTCCGTGATGTTATGATGCGTTATCGTAACAAGTTAGTATATGATGCTAACACTGGAGAAATTCGTGATGATAAAAAGTATATGAGTATGCTTGAGGACTTCTGGCTTCCTCGTCGTGAAGGTGGTAGAGGAACTGAAATCTCTACTCTTCCTGGTGGTCAGAATCTTGGAGAAATTACTGATATTAAGTATTTCCAAGAAAAACTCTATCGTTCTTTGAATGTTCCATCATCAAGAGTTGGTGGGCAGGAAGGATTCAATCTTGGACGTTCATCAGAAATCTTAAGAGATGAACTTAAGTTCAGTAAATTCGTTGGTCGTTTGAGAAAGAGATTCTCAAATATGTTTAGTGATATGCTGAAGACTCAATTGATTCTTAAGAATATTATCACTCCAGAAGACTGGGAGGTTATGAATGAGCATATTCAATATGACTTCCTCTATGACAATCACTTCTCAGAACTCAAAGATGCTGAGTTACTGAATGAAAGACTTTCGTTAGCAGCAACTGCGGCACCTTATGTTGGTAAGTATTATTCTCAAGATTATGTAAGACGCAAGATTCTGCGTCAAACTGATCAGGAAATTGTTGAACAAGATGCAATCATCAAGAAAGAGATTGAAGATGGTGTAATTCCTGATCCATCTCAAATGCAAATTGATCCTATGACAGGACAACCTATTCCTATGCCTATGGTTGGTGATGCTGCTGGTATGAATCTTGGACAACCAGTTATGGAACCAGACTTAGAACCCCAAGCAAAAGCAGTTGAAGTTCCTAAAGGTGGGGAAATTTAATAAATAACAACGATTATAAATTTGAAAACTATGGATGAATTAATGGATATGATTGTTACTGATGAGAGTCCTTCTCAAATCAGTGACAAAATTAAAGACCTTCTTTTTGCTAAGGCATCGGAAAGAGTTGATTCTTTCAAACCTGAAGTTGCAAATTCACTCTTCGGAGAAGATGAAACTGAGGAAGAATACGAAGAGGAAGAGTGATAAATGTCAGATGATCTATCTTCTTTCTTTAAGATAATATCTGAGGGTAAAAAGAAACAAGAGGATGAATTCAATTCTCTTCTTGGAGAGGATTTTTTTGGTGAAAATTTTTTAGAGAATCTATTTGAGTCCGCTAAACCTAAACCAAAAAAGGAAAAACCAGAATCTTCGGAGGAAGAAGAGGAAGAAGATAGTGATGACGATGACGATATAGAAGAGTCTACTGATTTAAATTATGTAGATCAATACTTAGAATTCATCAAAAAAACAGAGAAACCAAAAGAAGTTTCCGAATCCCTAGTAAATCCATCATCTAAAGAAATACAAGAACTAAAAAATCTTGTATGGCAATTAATGCGGGATGTTCATGCTCATGGTGGTGGGGGAGAAGTAAATCTGGCATACATGGATGTGCCGATTACTTCAGTAACTTCATCATCATATTCAATAACTCTGAACGATTATTATATCGGAGTTAACTATGCTGGAGCAGTTTCCTTAACTCTTCCATCAGCAGATAGAGAGGGTAAAAAGTTTGTAGTAAAAGATGAACTTGGAGAAGCATCTAAGGGCACAAACAGACATATCACAATTCTACCAACAGGATCTGATTTGATTGACGGTAGAGATAAAGCAATTCTTGCTTATGATTATGGAAGTTTAACATTTATTTGGAAAGATAATTCCTGGAGGGTAGTCTAATGTCTCATTTATATGATCCGTTTAAACCAGAAATCGATGCTTTTGGTAGATTAAGAACATCGGATCCTTTTACTCTTGGTGACTATAAACACCTGTACTCTATCGATCCGGACTTTGTAGATGTTACATCTGGAGTAGGAGCAACTGTTAATTTCGAAAGAAATCAAGCAGCAGCAGTTCTTAGTTCTGGAATCAGTACTAATGGATTTTGTATTCATCAAACAAAGAGATATCATCACTACATGCCAGGTAAATCTCAACTGGTTTACTCAACATTTAATTTTGGAACAGCACAGCAGAATGTTACCAAAAGAACTGGTTATTTTGATGATAATGACGGAATTTTCTTCGAGCAAGCACCAGATGGAACTCTAAGTTTTGTAATTAGATCCTATGTTACTGCAGGTATTGGAACAACAGAAAGAAGAATTCCTCAATCTCAGTGGAATAAGGATAAACTTGATGGAAATGGAGTGTCTGGATTTAATTTAGACATTACAAAAACTCAATTATTTTTTACTGATTTTGAGTGGTTGGGAGTTGGTAGAGTTCGTTGTGGATTTAGTTTAGATGGTCTCAATATTGTAGCACACGAGTTTTACAATTCTAATGCGATCCCAACGGTCTATATGTCTAATCCAAATCTTCCAGTAAGATGTGAAGTTAGAAACAGTGGGACTCAAGTTGGAGCAGGCGGATCGTTTATTCAAATTTGTTCTACTGTTATGAGTGAAGGTGGATATACAGAAGTAGGAAGAGAATTTTCACACACAACTCCACTTAGAGTAGTTGGGGTTGGGACAACTGTTCCAATCATAGCAATACGATTGAAAAATTCCTTTAAAGGATATTCGAACAGAGCAACTATAAAACTTGAAGATATTACAGTATTCAGTAGTGGATCAAATGCAAAATATGAGGTTGTAAAACTAAGAAGCTCTGTCGGAATTAATACAACAGGAACTTGGGTGTCCGAAAATACAGAATCAGTTGCAGAATATAATCAAACTGCTACTGGAATAAGCACCGATGTTTATTTTGAAGATTTTATGGGAGGTTATGCTGCTGGAGATAGTCAGAACATAACTAAACCATCAGCAACCACAGCACAAGCTCAATCTGGACCAACTTCAAAGAAAAACTTTTTATCACAAAACTTTTATTCTAATGATTCTGAAATTTTCTCTGTAAGAGTCACTAATGTTGGAAATGATCCTGCTAATGTTGGAGTTTCTATAAGGTGGAGAGAAATATATTAATAAATAACTAAAAGTGTACTATAAAAATAATGGCTCATAGACCAGTTGGATCTGGAGTTTCTTTTACCACATCCACAACTTCATCAAAATCATCGGCAATTTCTGGAAGAAGTAATGCTCTTCGTGTAGTGGCAACTGGTGCAAATGCTTTCGTTGCTATTGGAACAGAACCAACTGCAACAACAGGTGACTATTGTGTTCCAGCAGGAACTTCTGCAACACTCGCAATTGACAACGGATCTGCAAGAATCGTTGGAGTCACAACTGGTACTACTACATATGTAACTTTCCCCGAAGGACAAGCATCTCCTTTTGGTATTGGTGATTATGTGACTTTAACTGTTTCCAACCAAACATATTATAATTTCACTCATGCCCCCGTAATTCAAGTTTTCAATACCTCAAATTACGAAGGTTATTTTTCAACCAGAATTGGTATCGCAACAGACACATCTGGAATTGCTACCGCATTCTCAGATCCCGATGCTGTTTTAAGAAACTCATTCAAAGTTGCCGCAATTACTGATAGTGGCAGTGGAGTTCTCTACACACAACAAGTACAAATTAGCGGACAAGCCTAAAATGAAACTCATCAGAGAAGAAATCGAACAAGTAGAATTTATCGTTGAAAACAAGAACGGTAAAAAATCACTCTTTATCGAAGGTGTATTCCTTCAGGGTAATATCAGAAACCGTAATGGTCGTATGTACCCTATGGAAACTCTTCGTCGTGAAGTTGCTCGTTATAATGAAAACCACGTTCTTCAAGGAAGAGCTCTCGGTGAACTCGGACATCCAGATGGTCCTACAGTAAATCTGGATAGAGTTTCTCATAAGATTGTTTCTCTCAGAGAGAGTGGATCTAATTTTATCGGAAAGGCAAAGATTCTTTCTACCCCCATGGGTAAGATTGCAGAATCTCTGATTTCTGAAGGAGTAAAACTCGGAGTTTCTTCTCGTGGTATTGGTTCACTCAAGTTAACTCGTGAGGGAGTCAATATCGTTGGTGATGATTTCATGCTCGCTACTGCTGCTGACATCGTAGCAGATCCTTCTGCTCCCGATGCTTTTGTTGAAGGAATTATGGAAGGTAAAGAGTGGGTATGGGACGGTGGCATTCTGCGTGAAAAGTATGCACATAAAACCTACAAGACTATTAATACTCTTGTAGATCAAAAAAGATTAGAAGAGAACAAGTTGAATCTTTTCAACGATTTTCTCGCAAATCTTTAAATTATAAATAAATATAGTTTATAACTAAAGGTTAAACGGAGAGTTCAAATGTCTCGTGGAGATTTACAAGAAATGGAAGTAGGCACAAAGCAATCCAAAACCGCTGTAAATGCTAACGCAAAGGCGGCAGAAGCGATGCCTCACATGGCAGATCCAGGAACGCAACTGGGTAATGTCGAAGATCTGGGTGGTCCTACCCCAGAAAACTATAGATCAGATGACGATTCAGCAAAGCTGAAAACTCCTGGAGCAACTCTTAAGCAAGTAAGAGATGTTGTAAATAAGGGAGCAAAAGGTGCTGATCCTATGAAGGGTCTTCATAAAGAGGATGCAGATTATGATGAAGATGAAGAACTCTTAGAAGCCAAGCACGAGGAAGAGGAGGAAGAAGAAGAGGAAGAGGAGGAAGAAGAAGAGGGTGGTAAGAAGAAAAAGAAAATGGAAGAGCAAGTTGACATCGAAGAAGATGTTAATGCTCTGCTTGGTGGTGAAGAACTCTCCGAAGAGTTTAAAGAAAAAGCCAAGACCATTTTCGAGGCTGCTCTTAAGTCAAAGGTAACTGAGATTAAGGAAGCACTCGAAGTCCAATACGAGGAAAAACTCGTAGAGGAAGTAGAAGTAATTAAAGAAGCACTCAAGGAAAGAGTTGACTCTTATCTTGAGTACGTTGCCGACGAATGGTTCACCGAAAATGAACTGGTAGTTGAGCAAGGACTGAAATCCGAAATGACTGAGAGTTTCCTCTCAGGCATGAAGGAACTTTTTGAAGCACATTATGTATCAATCCCTGAAGATAAATATGATGTTCTTGAGAGCATGGTAGAAAAACTTGATGACATGGAGACAAAACTCAACGAGCAAATTGAGAAAAATATCCTCCTCAACAATCGTCTTGCAGAGTCGGTTGCTGATGGGATCTTTGATGAGATTTCCGAGGGTCTCGCAACCACTCAGAAAGAGAAGCTCGCTTCACTTGCCGAAAGTGTTGAGTTTGAAAGTGAAGAAGAATATCGTGAGAAACTGGAGATGCTGAAGGAATCATATTTCCCAGCAAACAAAACTCCAAAAGCACATACTGAAACTCTTTCTGAAGGTGTAGACCATTCAACCGAATCCGTTTCGGGTCCGATGGCTGCATATCTGAGAACTCTTCAGGCTGTTGCTAAGAACTGAATTTAAGATTAAATCAAACGTAAACATTCACAATAGGTAAAACGCAAATGTTCCATTCCGAGCATCTGCAGGAAAAGTGGGCACCACTCCTCAACTATGAGGGTCTTGATCCAATCAAAGATTCCCATCGTAGAGCGGTAACCGCCGTCCTGCTCGAAAACCAAGAAAAATTCTTAAGAGAAGAAGCTGCTTTTGGCAGTGGATTCAACCTGATGGAATCACCAACCAACTCAGCTAATGCTGCTGGTGGTTCAGGTGGTTTCGGTGCTGGTTCAGCAGCTGCTGGTCCTACCGCAGGTTTCGACCCCGTTCTGATCTCACTGATCAGACGTTCTATGCCAAATCTGGTCGCATATGACCTGGCTGGCGTTCAACCCATGAGTGGTCCTACTGGACTCATCTTTGCGATGCGTTCCCGCTACAACAACCAGAGCGGAAATGAAGCATTCTTCAACGAAGTAGATACTTCATTCTCTGGTCAGGACGACGGACTCGATGAAACTGCAGGATTCTCTGATGCTGCTGTTGGTCTGGGTACTACTACTCAGTCAGGAACCAACCCTTCAATCCTGAACCCAGTTGGAACCGCAACCTCGACCGCATATAATGTTGGTCAGGGCATGGTAACTGGTGATGCTGAGAACCTCGGCGGTGCTGCTGGTGATCAGTTCAACCAGATGGCATTCTCGATCGAGAAAGTCACCGTAACTGCAAAGTCCAGAGCACTGAAGGCTGAGTACTCACTCGAACTGGCACAAGACCTGAAGGCAATTCATGGTCTGAATGCTGAGGCTGAACTCGCAAACATTCTCTCAACCGAGATTCTTGCTGAGATCAACCGTGAAGTTATCAGAACCATCTACAAGATTGCTGAACAGGGTGCTGTAGAAAATACCGCAACTGCTGGTGTATTCGACCTCGATATCGACTCCAACGGTCGTTGGTCAGTTGAGAAGTTCAAGGGTCTTCTGTTCCAAATCGAAAGAGATGCTAACAGAATTGCTCAGAGAACTCGTCGTGGAAAGGGTAACATCATCATGTGCTCTGCTGACGTTGCTTCAGCACTGACCATGGCTGGTGTTCTCGATTACACCCCTGCTCTGAATGCTAACCTGAACGTTGATGATACTGGCAACACTTTTGCTGGTACTATCCAAGGTAAGTACAGAGTATACATCGACCCATATTCGGCAAACCTTGCTGCCGATAACGGTGGTCTCGCACAAGGATCCAACCAGTACTACGTTGTTGGTTATAAAGGTTCTAGTGCATATGATGCTGGTCTGTTCTATTGCCCATACGTTCCTCTCCAGATGGTACGTGCCGTTGGTGAGAACACCTTCCAGCCTAAGATCGGCTTTAAGACCCGTTATGGTATCGTTGCAAACCCATTTGCAGAAGGTACTACCCAGGGTCTCGGTCGTCTGCGTGTCAACAGCAACCGTTACTACAGAAGAGTTGCTGTTAAGAACCTCATGTGATCTAATTCACAAAGGTTCTCAGGGGTCCGAAAGGACCCCTTTTTTTATCTAAATAATTCAAAAAATGGCAGTCACAAACGCATATAAGAATCAGATACAGAATAGAAACTTTCTATCTCCTGTAGGATTTAAGTTTACATTAAACAGAGCACCAAAAGTAGCATTCTTTGGAAACTCAGCAAATATTCCGGGAATGACTTTGGGAGTGGCAGTTCAATCAACGTATCTCAAGGATATTGATATTCCTGGAGATAAGGTTCAGTTTAATGACCTAACTCTTAGATTTCTTGTTGATGAGAATCTTGAAAACTACATGGAAATTCAAAACTGGATTCGTGGTATTGGATATCCAGAAAGTTTGGATGAGATTTATGCATGGCAAAGATCAAATCCAAATATGAATTTACAAGAAAAGTCGCAGATGAATTTATATTCCGATGCTACTCTTTCAATTCTTACCAGTTCAAATAACTCAAACTTCAAAGTTAAATTCTTAGATGTATTTCCATATTCTTTGACAGATCTTCAGTTTGATGCTACTGATAGTGACATCGATTATTTGACTGCAGAGGTTACTTTCAAGTATACTATCTACAATATAGTTGATAATGCGGATAATCCATTATGAATTTTGACTTGGATATGATCCAAAAAATGTGGGAGGAAGATTCAAAGATTGATCCCGATAACTTGCATACAGAATCTTTAAATATTCCAGTTCTACATTCAAAGTATTTTGATTTGTACAATAACATCGTTCTTCTCAAAAAGAAAGCAGAACAACAAAGAAAAAATATCAGACACGATCGTTATGAGTATTATACTGGAAAAGCAGATCCCGATGTTTATGTGGAGAATCCATTTCCCAAAAAGATTCGTGACAAGGAAACTCTTCAGAAATACCTTGATGCTGATGAAAAGTTGTCTCAAGTCTGCCTCAAAATTGACTACTATGAAACTATGCTAAATTATATTGAGAGCATTCTCAAGATGATTCAGAACAGAACTTATCAAATAAAGAATGCGATTGAAGTAATTAAGTTCCAGGCAGGATATGGTTGATAATGCAGATTTGGTGATTTCTAAGTCAAATGAAGTTTTTTTAAGAATACAAACACAACCTCATATTGAATATGAACTTAGAGATCACTTTAAGTTTGAGGTTCCTAATGCAAAGTTTATGCCTCAGTATCGTGGGAGAAACTGGAACGGAGAGATACATTTATTCGATATGAGATCTAAACAGATCTATGTCGGATTGCTGGATAAAATTGTATCTTTCTGTAGTCAATATGGATATAAGTATAGATTCGAATCCAATAAGTTTTATGGATTACCCTTCGAAGTAAATGAAGAGATATCTTACGAAGGCGTAAAAGATTACATGAAATCTATTTGTGCTCATTCTCCACGGGAGTATCAAATAGAGGGAGTATACGATGCTCTACGACATAACCGAAAATTATTGATATCACCCACTGCCTCAGGAAAATCCTTGATGATTTATTCCCTCGTAAGGTATTATGTAGATAAAGGACAAAAAATTCTTTTAATTGTTCCGACGACATCTTTGGTAGAGCAGATGTACAAGGATTTCCAAGACTACGGTTGGAATGCTGATTCATATTGCCACAAGATTTATTCTGGTAGGGAGAAGACGAACGAACATGCAGTTACGATTACAACCTGGCAATCTGTTTATAAGTTAGATCGTTCTTTCTTTGAGGATTATGGTGTTATTATAGGTGATGAAGCTCATTTGTTCAAGAGCAAATCACTGATAGCAATTATGTCCAAGTTGCATCATGCTAAGTATCGTTTTGGATTTACTGGAACACTTGACGGCACACAGACTCACAAATGGGTTCTGGAAGGATTATTTGGTCCATCATACAAAGTGACTAAAACATCCGAGTTAATGGAGCAGGGACACCTCTCTCAGTTGGATATTAGATGTCTTGTTCTCAAGCATCCACCACAAAAGTTCGAAACTTATGAGGATGAGATTCAATATCTTATCTCTCATGAGCAAAGAAATAAATTCATCACTAATCTATCTTTAGATCTTAAAGGGAATACTCTTGTTCTGTTTTCACGAGTAGAAGCACATGGAGCAGTTCTTTATGAGATGATAAATAAATTTAATCGGGATGATCGTAAAGTATTTTTCGTTCATGGTGGTGTTGATGCTGAAGAACGAGAACTTGTGAGAGAGATTACTGAAAGAGAAAATAATGCAGTTATCGTTGCTTCTTATGGCACTTTTAGTACTGGCATCAATATTAAAAATCTCCATAATGTAATTTTTGCATCTCCGAGCAAATCCAGAATCAGAAATCTTCAGTCAATCGGAAGAGTACTTAGAAAAGGAAAAAACAAAACAAAAGCAGCTCTTTACGATATTGCTGATGATTGTACATTCAAATCAAGAAAAAACTATACACTTAATCATTTCATAGAAAGAGTTAAAATCTATAATGAAGAACAGTTCAATTATGAGATAATCACTATTCAATTAAAGAACAAATGATAGAAGATGATTTTTACTGCACACTCAAGTTAAAAACAGGAGAGGAAATCTTCGCAAAGGTAGCTGCTACTGAAGAAGAAGATAGAACTCTCTTGTTAGTATCCAATCCTATTATCGTTGCTGAGATAAAAGGAAGAACTGGTGTGATGGGATACAAGATAGAACCTTGGTTAAAAACAACTACAGAAGATATGTTCATCATTAACCTTGATGATGTTCTTACGATGACCGAATCTTCTGATATTGAAATGATTTCTATGTACCAGACTTATTGTAGAGAATCTGATAAAACAAGAAAGAATCAGGCAAAGATCTCTCGTAAGATGGGATATCTTGCTAACGTTAATGATGCTAAAGAGATCTTAGAGAAACTCTTTAAAGATAGCTAAATCCTGATCTTCAAACCCAACAAAGGTATTCTACACAGTATTTGATACCTTGTCAACTATTTGGATAAGTGCTATAATTCATACATATTATGAGTTAACCTAATGATAACGACAGCAGTTATGACCAAAAGAAAGAGGTCAGAGCATTACGTAAACAACAAAGAGTTTCTTGCCGCACTCATTAGATATCGTGAAGATATTGAGATTGCCAAGATCAAAGGTAATCCAAAGCCACAAATTCCCAGATATATTGGAGAATGTTTCTTAAAGATTGCTAATCATTTATCATTCAAACCAAATTTTGTCAATTACATGTTCAAAGAGGACATGATTTCTGATGGTATTGAAAATTGTGTTCAGTATATTCACAACTTCAATCCAGAGAAATCTCAGAATCCTTTTGCTTACTTCACTCAGATTATTCACTACGCATTCCTGAGACGCATTCAGAAAGAAAAGAAGCAACTGGAGATCAAGAACAAGATTCTGGAAAGGACAGGATTTGATCAGGTCTTTGACAGTGGAAGTGTTGACGGATCAGACTACTCCGACTATAATTCTATCAAGGATGCAGTCCACTCTAAACTTCGTTACTGAATGAAAGTAGCAATTATTACAGATCAGCACTTTGGTGCAAGAAAGAATTCTAAACTCTTTCACGATTATTTCCTAAAGTTCTACAACGACGTATTTTTCCCTACACTCGAAGAGCAAGGGATTACTACCGTTGTAGATATGGGAGATACTTTTGATAGTCGTAAAGGAATTGATTTCTCTGCATTATCTTGGGCTAAAAGTAATTACTACGATCGTCTTCATGAAATGGGAGTGAAGGTTCATACAATTGTAGGGAATCATACTGCTTACTACAAAAACACAAATCAGGTAAATGCGGTTGATCTACTTCTGCGTGAGTATGATAATGTGACTGTATATTCGGAACCAACCGAAGTAATGTTGGGACAACTTCCTACACTTTTTATTCCATGGATTAATCAAGAAAATGAGGAAAGTACTCTCAAACTTATTCAAAAGACAACTTGCCCGTGTGCGATGGGGCACCTTGAACTCCAAGGATTTAGAGTTAATAACCAAATCATCATGGAGCATGGTTTGGAGAGCAAACTATTTGACAAGTTCTCCAGGGTCTACTCGGGACACTATCACACTCGATCGAACAACGGAACAGTCTTCTACTTAGGAAATCCTTATGAGTTGTACTGGAACGATGTAAATGATACTCGTGGTTTCAGTATCTTTGATACAGAAACTTTAGAACATACTCCTGTGAATAATCCTTACAGGATGTTCTATAACATTTACTATGAGGATACTAACTATCAAACTTTTGACACTCGTGAATATCAAAACAAGATTGTCCGAGTGATTGTTCGCAAAAAAACAGACATCAAGAAGTTTGAAAAGTTTATTGATAAACTTTATAGTTCTAATGTTTCTGAACTCAAAGTTGTAGAGAACTTCCAGATTCAAGAAAATGAAGAGTTTGAAGCATTTGAATCAGAAGATACACTTTCTATCTTGAATAGATATGTAGAGGAAGCAGAGATTGGACTGGATAAATCCATCGTTCAAAAACTTATTTCCGAAGTATATCAAGAGGCTTGCGAATTAGTGTAGATGTTTATCCTAACAATCAGTGGCAGAGAAGATGAAGGTGCTTATTCTGTAGTCAACGAAGATGGAGATCAAGTTCTTTATCTTTTTGAGGAAGAGGATGATGCTGCTCGGTTTGCTATGATGTTAGAAGAAGATGATTATCCTGAAATGCATGTAATGGAAATTGATGATGAACTACTTGTAAATGTTTGTGAAATGCATGGACATGAGTATGTTATCATTACACCTAATGACATCGTGATTCCCCCCAAAGAAAATGATATTGTTTGAAAAAATCCGTTGGAAGAACTTTCTTTCTACTGGAAACCAATTCACTGAAGTTGAACTGAATAAAAACTCAACCACCTTGATTGTGGGGAATAATGGAGCAGGCAAGAGTACTATTCTTGATGCTCTGTGTTTCGTGTTGTTTGGTAAAGCTTTTCGTAAGATCAATAAACCTCAACTCATCAATACAACAAACGAGAAAGATTGTCTTGTTGAGATTGAACTGAAGATTGGTTCTACTGATTGGATGATCCGTCGTGGAATTAAACCAAACATCTTTGAGATCTATCGCAACGGATCTGTATTAGATCAAAGTTCTTCTGCGATTGATCAGCAAAAGTATCTTGAGCAATCTATTCTCAAGATGAACTATAAGTCATTTACTCAGATTGTAATTCTGGGTAGTAGCAACTTTGTACCATTCATGCAACTCTCTGCCGCAAGTCGCAGAGAAGTGATTGAGGATCTTTTGGATATTAAGATTTTCTCTTCCATGAATGTAATCATCAAAGAAAAGATTCGTTCTCTGAAAGAAGAAATCCGTACTCTTGAACTTAAGAAAGAGTCGGTGAAAGATAAAGTAGAAATGCAAAAGAACTTTATCGAAGAGTTACAAAATCTTAGTAATGCCAACATAAATGCAAATAAAGAAAAGATTGCCGATTTGGATAAGGAAATTGGTGATTATTTGGAAGAGAACAGTTCTATAGAAGATCCTCTTCGGGAACTTATTCGTGAACAAGATAAGATTATTGGATATGCTGAGAAACTTAAAAAACTCGGACAACTGAAAGGTAAGATCTCTCAGAAAGTATCTACGATTACTAAAGAACATAAGTTCTTCACTGAGAATACGGTTTGTCCTACCTGCACACAATCTATCGAAGAAGAGTTTCGGTTAAATAGAATTAAGGACGCTCAAGATAAGGCAAAGGAGTTGCAATCTGGTTATAAAGAACTGGAGGAGGCAATTAAAGAGGAAGAAGAGAGAGAGCGTCAATTTAATAATCTATCTGAGGAGATTAGAAAACTAACTAATGGTATTTCTCAAAACAATATTAAGATTAATGGATTACGGAGACAAATCCGAAATCTTGAATCTGAAATTCAAACTATTACCGAGAACCTTGCAAACCGAAATTCTGAACATGAGAAACTAGAACAATTTAAAAATGATCTAAAATCTGTATATGATGATCTGTCTGGAAAGAAGGATCTAATTCAGTATCATGACTTTTCATATTCTCTATTGAAAGATAGTGGTGTAAAATCCAAAATCATCAAAAAGTATCTGCCACTGATTAATCAACAAGTTAATCGGTATCTGCAAATGTTGGATTTCTACATCAACTTTACTTTAGATGAAGAGTTTAATGAAACTGTTCAGTCTCCTATTCATGAAGACTTTTCTTATTCTTCTTTCAGTGAAGGTGAAAAACAGAGAATCGACTTGGCACTTTTGTTCACTTGGAGAGAAGTTGCCAAGTTCAAAAACTCAACCAATACAAACCTTCTAATTCTTGATGAAGTGTTTGATTCTTCTCTTGATGGATTTGGAACAGAAGATTTTCTAAAGATTATCCGTTACGTAATCAAAGATGCCAACGTCTTTATCATTTCCCATAAGGTTGGTATGGAGGACAGATTTGAAAGTGTCCTCAAGTTTGAGAAAGTCAAAGGATTTAGTCGTATGATCTCCTAACTGGAGTAAACTCATGCAAGTACCAAATTGGAAACATCATTCCAAAAAAGAACAAAAACGAAAACTTAAACCACAAGCACTTAGACAAGCAAAGTCAAGACTTAAATCATTTAAAAAAAAGCACTCTGAAAGGGGTGCTTCTTTTATGGGTATTTGACGGTGCTTATAAAGTTATATTAAGAAGTTGTCACAAATAACCTAGATAGTGATAGAATGTTGGAGTGAGAACACATGAACCCAAACCGATCTTCGTTATGATATTCTTTGTGCGTGGAGGTTATTATGCACAATTTAATTTCATATAATCAACTTGCCTCTTGGAACCATTTGGAAAAAACAATTAATGAGTATATTGAACAAGATGAACAAATTAATGATTATTATCAGTGCTTGATTGAATGTAGAGACGATAGTTCTGAGTGTAAACGTATTTGTAGGCAAATTTTAGCAGCATAACCAGTTTAAAGTCCGTCCACTCACCACCCCAGAGGGGGTGGTTTTTTTGTATAATACCAATATACGAAACGAATCCGATGTCCGTCCGTCACGAAATCAAATCTCAACTTGCCAAACTGCTTGCCACTGAGGATTTGGTGGTGGAACATAAGAAGGTTTCTACTGCTTGCTTTAATGTTCACACTCGTGTGCTGACTCTTCCTCTTTGGGAGAAGGCAAGTAACCTTGTGTATGATCTTCTTGTGGGTCATGAAGTCGGTCATGCACTCTTTACTCCTGATGAGGATTGGTTGGATGAGCACAAGATTCCTCCACAATTTGTAAATGTGGTTGAGGATGCTCGGATTGAAAAACTGATGAAGCGCAAGTATGCTGGACTTGCTAAGACTTTCTTCAACGGTTATAAGGAACTGAACGAGGAAGACTTCTTCCAAGTTGCTGATGAAGACATTTCTACATTCAATCTTGCTGATCGTGCCAACCTTTACTTCAAGATTGGTAACTTCATCACTCTTGATTTCAAACCAGAAGAAAAAGAAATCATCAATCTGATTGGTGCATGTGAAACTTTTGCAGATGCACTGATTGCTGCTGAAGAACTTTACAAATACTGTAAGAAGGAAAAGGAGCAACAGCAGAAGGTTGCTGACTTTGATTCTCACGAAACTCAAGGAAATTCACAGTCTCCTGCTAGTGATTTTGTGGAGACTAATGACTCCTCTTCCGAACAAGATGGAGGGACTGATAACTCTCAACCTCAGGCAGATCCAGGTGAAGGTGGAACTGCTCAGGGAGATCAAACTCCTGTAAAATCTTCAGAAACTAAGGATGAACCTGAAGTTCGTACAGCAGACTCTTTGGAAGATAAAATCCGTGATCTTGTGAATGATGATGGATATGAAAATGTTTATGTTGAAATTCCTCAAGTAAATCTCAATACCATTATTGGTAAGAACTCTGAGGTTCATAAAGATATTGATGACTCATTTTCTCATCAACAAAAAATTCATAATGAACATGCTAAAGATAAAGGATATCGTCCAGTAAATCTTTATAAAGAATCTGATATTGACTTTAAGAAGTTCAAGTCTTCTGCTCAGAAAGAAGTCAACTATCTTGTAAAAGAGTTTGAATGTCGCAAGGCAGCAGATCAGTATGCTCGTGCATCAACTGCTCGCACTGGTGTTCTTGATACCACACGTCTTCACACTTACAAGTACAACGAGGATCTTTTTAAGAAGGTTTCTGTGATTCCTGATGGTAAGAATCACGGTCTTGTGTTTGTGCTTGATTGGAGTGGTTCTATGGCAGATGTAATGATTGATACTTGTAAGCAACTCTTCAATCTTATTTGGTTCTGTAAAAAAGTTTCCATTCCTTTTGAGGTTTATGCCTTCACAAATGAATGGCGTCGTGGTGAATATGATTATGAAAATGATCGTTATCTTTCTGCTGATCGTACTCCACACTATCAAAAGAAGAATGGTTTGATCTGTATCGATGAAACATTTGCTTTGATGAATATTCTTACTAGTAAAGTTTCTGCTAAAGAACTTGAACATCAAATTCTCAATATTTGGCGTCTTGCTTATTGCTTTGGTAGGTCATATAGTTCACCTTATACTTACTCTAGTCGTACGTGTCTTTCTGGAACTCCTCTAAATGAAGCACTGATTGCACTTCATCAGATTCTTCCCAAATTCCAAAAAGAAAACAAACTCCAGAAAGTTCAGTGTATTGTTCTTACTGATGGTGAGGCAAATCAACTTGTTTACCATAAGGAAGTTAATCGTCGTTGGGAAAAAGCACCTAGTCTTGGAACTGGATACATTCACCCAATTTCTACATTCCTCCGTGACCGCAAACTGGGAACTACCTATAAGTTTGGTTATGGTTACCATGAGTTTACTGATGTTCTTCTTAAGAATTTGAAAGATAAATTTCCTTCGATGAACTTTATCGGTATTCGTGTTCTTGAAAGTCGCAATATGAGTCGGTTTGTTCAAATGTATCACTCTCAAGGTGAGAAAGATTATGAAAAAATCCAGAGTGACTGGAAAAAACTCAAGAGTTTTACCATTACCAAATCTGGATATGATGCTTACTTTGGTATGTCAGCATCAGCACTTTCGCAAGATAGTGAGTTTGAAGTTGCTGAGTATGCAACTAAGTCTCAAATCAAATCCGCCTTTGTGAAATCCCTGAAGACTAAAAAACTAAATAAGAAAGTTCTTGGTGAATTTATTTCTTTGGTGGCATGAAACAAAAATTTCCTTTTGATCATGTAGTCAAATATGACACTAAAGAAGTTTGGTTAAAATGCGACAGCAGCATCACTGCGATTGGACTTCCTACTTTGGTTGAGAAGTATTATCCTGGATATACAGCAAAAATTGTAACGGAAGAATACCTGAACAAGTGTCGCAACCAGTTGGCAAACTGACCACTGGGGTCCTGAACGGACCCTTTTTCCGTATATAATGACTATGTTGAAACGAAACAAACATGGCACTCTCCTCCGACTACATCCGCACTTCTCTTCAGAACCTTTATGGCAATACCATTACTGGTGCTGATATTCGTGCTTGGTGTAATCTGAATGATGCTAACTATCAAACTGTCACTAAGAAACTTGATCAATTTAAGGTTGGTCGTGGTAAATGGAATCTGGAGGTAACGCAACAAAAAGTGGAAGAAATCGAACGCACTTTCCAAGCACCCTCTGTAATTCCTCCCGTAGAGCAGAAACTTATTCCTGAAAAAGATGATACCTTCGTCCGCTTTGGTAACTTTGCTGATGTTAAAAAAATTATTCAGTCCCGTCTTTTCTATCCTACGTTCATTACGGGTCTTTCGGGTAATGGTAAAACGTTCTCGGTTGAGCAAGCTTGTGCTCAATTGAATCGTGAATTGATCCGTGTAAACATTACGATTGAAACTGATGAAGATGATCTTATCGGGGGGTTCCGTCTTGTTGATGGGAATACTGCTTGGCACAACGGTCCCGTTATTGAGGCACTGGAGCGAGGAGCAATCTTGCTTCTTGATGAAATTGACCTCGCAAGCAACAAAATCCTGTGTCTACAGTCAATTCTCGAAGGTAAAGGTGTCTTCCTGAAAAAAATTGGTCGTTGGGTGAAACCTGCTGCTGGATTTAATGTGATTGCCACTGCCAATACCAAAGGTAAAGGTTCTGAAGATGGACGTTTCATCGGCACCAACGTTCTTAATGAGGCATTCTTGGAACGATTCCCTGTGACCTTTGAGCAGTCTTATCCTGCTCCTGCCACTGAGCAAAAGATCTTGGAAGGTATTGCTCTGGATCTGCAGATCGAAGATCGTGACTTTTGCAAACGTCTTGTGGACTGGGCAGACATCATCCGTAAGACCTTCTACGATGGTGGTATTGAGGAAATCATCAGCACCCGTCGTTTGGTTCACATCATCCGTGCTTACAGCATTTTCCAAGATAAGGCAAAAGCAATTCAAGTTTGCGTGAACCGATTTGATGATGAAACCAAGCAAGCATTCCTTGAACTTTATGACAAGGTGGATGCAGATTTCCAAATGCCCGTTGACCAGGAAGCACAATCCTGATATAATTGGGGAAGGTAAAAAAGTGCCTTCCCTTTTATGATTGAACCAACTTTTACTATTGACATGACTGAACCTACTAATCATCTTTGGAAGTATAATGAAGATAAAATCCTGAAAGATATTCAGGACTATGTGACTGGTACTTATAAGAGTCACTATTGCGGACAAGAAGCAAACTACAAAGACATTCAGACTATTGATCTGATGGCAGCAAAAGAACTTGCTGCAAACTTCTGTCAGGCAAATATCCTAAAGTATGGAAGTCGTTATGGTCAGAAAGACGGTCGTAATAAGATTGACCTTCTAAAGGTTATTCACTATGCTATGCTTCTGCTCCACTTTGATGGACATTACTCTCGTACTAATAATGGTTTGACCGAATTCCGTTGATTATGAAACTCCAAGACAAAACTATGAAACTCTCTGACAAAACTTTGACTCTGCTGAAGAACTTTTCTTCTATCAACCAATCCATCCTGTTCAAGGAAGGAAACAATCTTCGCACGATTTCTGTGATGAAGAACATTCTGGCAGAGGCAACAATTGAAGAGGAACTGCCAAAAGACTTTGGCATTTATGATCTGAACCAGTTTTTGAATGGTCTCAATCTGCATCAGAATGCTGAACTTGATTTCCAGAACGATGGTTATGTTGTTATCAAAGAAGGCAAGTCTCGTTCTAAGTATTTCTTTGCGGATCCTAACGTAATCATTACTCCTCCTGAAAAGGATATTGTTCTGCCGAGTGAAGATGTTTGTTTCCTTCTTGATACCAAAGAACTTGATAAACTCCTTAAGGCTGCTGCTGTGTATCAACTTCCTGACTTGTCTGTGGTTGGTGAAGCAGGTGTTGTGAAACTGGTTGTTCGTGATAAGAAGAACGATACTTCTAACGACTTCTCTGTGGTTGTTGGTGAGACCGATGAAACATTCTCTTTCAACTTTAAGGTAGAGAACATCAAGATTCTTCCTGGCAATTATGAGGTTGTGATCTCACGTAAACTTCTGTCACGATTCAAGAATACTGGATTCGATGTGACCTATCATATTGCTCTGGAGCCTGATTCTACTTTTGGTTGATGAACATCTTCGTCACTTCTCCTTGGCCTGCTGAGAGTGCCATCTGTCTTCCCGACAAACACATCGTCAAGATGCCCTTAGAGTGCTGCCAGATGCTCTCCATCGTTGCTTCTAACAAGTGGGGGCATGGGTACGGCACTCTCCCTAAGGCAGATGGAACCCCCTACAAGACCGAGAAAGGAGCATTCCGCAATCATCCCTGTACCAAGTGGGCTATGGAAAGTATCCATAATGCCTACTGGTTAATTAAGTGGGGACTGAACTTGTCTGATGAATACTGCCTGCGGTATAATAAAACCCACTCCTGTTACAAGACTCTTGTGGATGCATACTATTTGTTTCCCAAAGGTAAGATTACAGAGGTGACTCCATTTGCTCGTGCTATGCCTGAGGAATGGAAGTTTGACGACACTATTGATACATTTGAAGCATACAAAAGATACATCGCATCCAAACCTTGGGTTGCTGATAACTATCTTCGTATGCCTGAAAGAAAACCTGATTGGATTTGATTATGGCAAGTGAATTTCTTTTGACGGAAAAATATCGTCCTCAACTAATTGAGGATTGTATTCTTCCCGATGAAACTAAAAAAACATTTAAGGAGTTTGTTGAGAAGGGAGAGATTCCGAATCTTCTTCTTGCAGGACCTCCTGGTATTGGTAAAACAACCATCGCAAAGGCACTTTGTAATGAATTAGGGGCAGATTATTATGTCATCAACGGATCCGACGAAGGACGTTTCTTGGATACTGTACGGAACCAAGCAAAGAACTTTGCTTCGACCGTCTCACTTACGGGATCTTCTAAACACAAAGTCATCATCATCGATGAGGCGGATAACACAGGAAACGACGTACAACTCCTACTACGGGCAAATATTGAGGCATTTTATAACAACTGCCGATTCATCTTCACCTGTAACTACAAGAACAAGATTATTGAACCTCTTCACTCCCGATGTGCCGTCATCGACTTCACTATCAAAGGGAAGCAAAGAGTTCAACTTGCAGGTAGTTTCTTTCAACGACTTCAATCAATCCTGGATGCGGAAAAGATTGAGTATGATGAAAAGGTCGTTGCGGAACTGGTTACAAAACACTTCCCAGACTTCCGTAGGGTCCTGAATGAAATTCAACGATACTCTACTGGTGGTAAAATTGACTCTGGTATTCTGGCATCGTTCTCTGATGTTTCTGTAAATGATCTCATTAAAAGTCTCAAAGAAAAAAACTTCCCAGAAGTTCGTAAATGGGTCGTCAATAATCTTGATAACGACTCTAGTGTACTTCTCCGTCGTGTTTACGATGCTCTTACTACATCCCTCGAAAACCCTAGCATTCCTGCTGCTGTGCTCATTATTGCTAAGTATCAGTATCAGATTGCATTTGTTGCCGATCAAGAAATTAATCTTCTGGCAGCGTTGACTGAAATTATGTGTGAGTGTGAGTTTAAATGAAAGTAAGAACTTTTCCACTAAAGACCTGCCTCAGATATCCTGGAGGCAAATCTAAAGCAACCAAGACTCTTGCTCCTTGGTATCCTCAGAACTTTAAAGAGTATCGGGAACCTTTTATTGGTGGAGGTTCTGTTGCGTTTTATACTACTCAAGCATATCCTGATGTTCCCATCTGGATTAACGATCTTTATGTTCCTCTCTACAACTTCTGGGTTCAACTCCGAGATAATGGTGAAGAACTTTCTGAACGATTGAAAGAGATCAAAACAAAAGCATCTGACTTTGGAACTCAAGATGAGAAAGATGCTGCTCATAAGGAACTATTTAATCAGACTCGTGTAGATATTAATAGTCAAGAGGGATTGGAGAGAGCAGCAAGTTTCTTTGTTTTGAATAAGTGTAGTTTCTCTGGATTGACGGAGAACAGCACATTTTCTGTAACTGCTTCTCGTTCTAATTTTTCCTTTGTTGGTATTGAGAAACTGAAAGAATATTCCAAGTTGATGAAGAACTGGAAGATTACAAATATTGATTACTCTGAAGTTATGAATGCTTCTGGTGATGATGTATTTGTATTTCTTGATCCTCCGTATGACATCAAAGATTTCCTTTATGGGAAAGATCGTGAAATGCACAAGTCATTTGATCATGATGTATTTGCTGAGAATGTCTATAAGTGCCCTCATAAGTTCATGATTACCTATAATGTGAATGATAGACTTCTAGAACTTTATAAGGATTATGAACTAACATATTGGAAACTTCGTTATTCGATGGCACATCGTGGTGATAAGGGAACTGATGAGAATGTGAAAACAGAACTGTTGGTTACCAATTACCCAATTGTAAAAAGTAATCCTTTGGAGAGTATGTTGTATGCCTGAACTTAAGGATTGGTTAAATTCTATCAACTTTACAAAGGAAGATCTTTCTGAGGATATCAATTCATATCCACCATTTATTGTTAATCGTTGTTTATCTGGTCATATTGATTGTGTTTTATTTGCTAATGAAATGAATATGTACGCAAGTCTACCTAAAGACATGCAATATTCTTTCTATCTAAATAGTCTTAGGAAACGGAAGAGATTTTCTCCCTGGCTCCGTAAAGATAAAGTCAAAGATTTAGAATGCGTTAAACAATACTATGGTTATAGTAATGAGAAAGCATCTCAAGCTTTGAAGATTCTAAATAAAGAACAACTGGATTTTATTAAACAACGACTTGAAACTGGCGGAAAGAAATGACTACTCAAACAATTGAACCACAAGTAAATTGGTCTCCCGATATGATGGTGGAGGTCGTTTTGAATGAACCTGATGATTTTCTGAAAGTTCGTGAAACTTTGACTCGTATCGGGGTTGCTTCTAGAAAGGAGAAAAAACTCTACCAATCTTGTCACATTCTTCATAAACAAGGTAGATACTACGTTGTTCACTTTAAGGAACTGTTTGCTTTGGATGGCAAGCACGCAAACCTTACGGTGAATGATGTTCAACGAAGGAATCGCATCACACGTCTCCTCTCAGACTGGGGACTGATTACTGTAGTGAAGGAAGACTCTATTGCTGATATTGCTCCTCTGAATCAAATCAAAGTTCTTGCATATAAAGATAAGAACGATTGGATTCTGGAACAGAAGTATAATATTGGTAAGAAAGGAAAGAGTCAGGAAGAACAATAATAACTCAAGAGGGTTGACACCCTCTTTTTTATGGGTTATGATGTAATTCTTCGGTTAGTCAGTATTCATGGGATAAAACTTTTATTAGTTTTCAAAGTCTAATACTCACCAAAACCGTGATTAGTATTCACAGAGAAAAACTCAAGTTAGTTTTCAACACTTAATACTTTGTAATTTTTTATGAACATTTTTACAGCAGATATTGGGCAAGGTAAAGCCCATTTTTATGACAGTAATGCCAAGAAATTTTATGGCAAACGAAACGATATTGATTTGATTGATATCAATATCCCAGGAATTAAAGCAGGAGATTATCTTGTAGTAGAAGATGCTCACCTACGAGAGTCTCACAAAAATACCCTCGCACAACCATACAGTTTTGAACAACTTCAGCAGTTTGAATTAAATGCTGAACGCAAAGGAATTGAAGTTTTAGTGTTTCCTCAAAAGTCTACACCAAAGGCACGAAAACTTGCTGGATACGATTCTGATTTTAAAACTGATGAAGCAGACACAAAAGCAATTGCAGAATTCTTAGAAAAAGATCGAGAAGCATTTCGGTGCTTAAAAACTTTTGTTCCAACAAGACTTGAAGATTACCAAACAAATAATCAACATATTTTTGAGTATATCCAACAAGCAAATGAAGATATCAATCCTGCTAAATCATCTGAGTATGGATTTGGAAATATTGATTATGAAGATGAAGTTTCTAAGTGGATTAAAAAGTATGCAGTAAAGGGTGGAATGACTGTGGAAGGGCATGTTCCTTCTATCTGTGATTATTTGAATTATGATGAAGAACTTCTATCCGCAATTGGTTTAGAGTTTGATAAAAAAGGCAATCTTAAGACTATTAAAACACCTAATAGGATCTATACAATAGTCAATTCTATTCTGAGACCAAATGGAGAATTGCGTCTTCGTCCAGATATTCAAAAACCTCCTCTTTGGAAGTTTGTAAAATCTCATTATTTTGGATGCAAACCATTTCATATGAACCAAGGAGTTCCTGCTTCAAACTATAAACACTGGATGAGAAGAGCAGTTTCTGATTACAAAGAAAAGTTTGAAGTTGGCATGAGTTATGATGAATACTTTGCTCTTAAGAGAGCACGAACTAAAGTCGATAAGATGACTCAAAAGATTTGGTATGCCTTACGAAAAATGATTGTTGAAGATGGTCTTCGTTAGTATTCAAGGAGAAAAACTCTTGTTAGTTTTCAGGTCTTAATGCTCAACCATTTTCAAATTTTAGTTAGTTTTCAGTCCATAATACTACCTTAAGTATTCACTATGAAAAACTCAAAATAGTTGATATTCAAAACGGAAAACTTTTATCAGTTTTCAAATCGTAATATCCGAAATAAAAGAAGCGGGTTTCAACACCTGCTTTTTTTGTGTTTCTTGTATAATTAGTAGTGGATGCCGAAAGGGTCCACAAAACACAAACTCGCTTTTAAAGGAGCTACTATAATGACTAACCTTGCAACATCACGGTTTACTGCGTCCGATCTTCCTGCTTTGATGGAAAGAATCACTCGCAATAGTATTGGACTTGACGAATACTTTGATCGTATTTTTAGTCTTCATGAAACAACTTCAAATTATCCACCTTACAATCTTGTTCAGGTAAGCAACGTAGAGTCACGTTTAGAAATTGCACTTGCTGGATTTAAAAAAGGAGAAGTTTATGTATACACAGAGTATGGAAAACTTTTTGTCGAAGGACAAAAATCAGATTCCGAATCGGACAGGACGTTTATCCACAAAGGTCTGGCTCAAAGAAGTTTTAAACGAGCCTGGACATTATCAGACGACACAGAAGTTTCCAACGTCACATTCGAAGACGGACTTCTCAGAATTGAACTGAAAAAAATTGTACCAGAGCATCATGTTCGCAAGGACTATATCTAAATAAAAATAAAAATCATGAAAACTTTCCAGCAGTTCATGGAGAAAGTGGGAGATTTTGGAAATCCTCCACAAAAAACAAAAGTCAAATGCTATAAAACAATTCCTTATGCTATGGCTCCAGGTGGAAAGGCATGTGCTAAAAGATCATCTTCAAGTTCTGGTGGGGATTGATAAATAGAACTGAATATCGTCGGCGCAGGGGAACGACTGGCAAAATCCAGTTGACTTCCCCTCTTTTTATTGGTATGATGGTTAGAGAGGATCTATTGACTATGACAATCAAAGTTGCTATATTAAAGTCTGGTGAAGATATTATTGCCGATATTCAAGAAATGGTTGTGGGTGATGAACCTGAGAATCAACGAGTGATTGGATATTTCTTTAATAAACCATGTGCTGTTTCTTTTAAACGAAATGAGGGAGATTCTAGTTTTAATATTGGACTTTTTCCTTGGATTCCGATTACAAAAACTACTAGAGTTCCTGTAGATCCTACATGGGTTGTTACGTTAGTTGATCCAATCGAACAGTTGGAAACCATGTATAAAAAAGATGTTTTGAGTAAAGAAGAAGATGATCAAACTATTAGTGCTATTGAACAATCAGATCTTGGTCTCACGGATTGAAGAAGTTACTTCAGAACTTGGAGAACCAGATTGTAAATTAATTGAACCATTCGTTTTGAATGAAAAAGATGAGACTTTATCTCCTTGGTTAGTTAGTGTTTGTTCTCAAAACACTTTCATGATTCACTCAGATAAGATTCTGACAATCGCAGATCCTAAACCAACACTACTTGAAAAATACCAGAACCTGATTAAATGAGATTTTATACCAACGTGCAAATGATCGGGAATCAGTTTCTCGTTCGTGGTTATGATAATGGTAAACATGTAATGTTCAAAGAAGAGTTTTCACCAACTCTCTTTGTTCCTAGTAAAAAAGAATCAAAATATAAGACTCTTGATGGTGAGAATGTAGAACCTATTGTTCCTGGTTCTGTTCGAGACTGTCGAGAGTTTTATAAAAAGTACGAGAACGTAGATGGATTCAAGATCTACGGAAACGATCGGTATGTCTTCCAATATATTTCTGAGAAGTACCCTGAGAATGAAATTAAGTTTGATATTACCAAAATCAAACTCACAACTCTTGATATTGAGGTAGCTTCTGAGAATGGATTTCCTGATACGGAATCTGCTTCTGAAGAAATCCTGACAATTACTATTCAGGATTATGCCACCAAAAATATTATTACTTGGGGAATTAAACCATTCAATAATACTCAATCTAATGTTAGGTATATTGAGTGTGGTTCTGAGCATCAACTTCTCCAAAACTTTCTATCCTATTGGGCACAGAATATCCCAGAAGTGATTACTGGATGGAACATTCAGTTCTACGATATTCCTTATATTTGTCGTCGTCTTAACCGAGTTCTTGGTGAGAAGATGATGAAAACATTTTCACCTTGGGGTCTTGTAACCGAAAGGGAAGTAGTTGTGATGGGTCGTAAGCAGATTTCTTACGATGTTGGAGGTATTACTCAACTAGATTATCTTGATCTTTATAAGAAGTTTACTTATAAAGCACAGGAATCTTATCGTCTGGACTATATTGCCGAAGTGGAACTTGGTCAGAAAAAACTAGATCACTCTGAGTTTGATACTTTCAAGGATTTCTATACTAAGGATTGGCAAAAGTTTGTAGAGTACAACATCGTTGACGTAGAACTTGTTGACCGACTGGAAGACAAGATGAAACTAATTGAACTTGCGATTACTATGGCATATGATGCCAAGGTAAACTATGCGGATGTATTCTTTCAGGTGCGAATGTGGGATAACATTATCTACAACTACTTGAAAAAACGGAATATTGTTATTCCTCCTAAAGAGAATAGTGCTAAGGATGCAAAGTATGCTGGTGCTTATGTAAAGGAACCAAAACCAGGCGTGTATGATTGGGTCGTCAACTTTGACCTTAACTCTCTATATCCTCACCTGATTATGATGTACAACATCTCACCAGAAACTCTAATGGATGAAAGGCATCCAACTGCTTCTGTGGATAAAATTCTCAATCAACAGATAAGTTTTGAGTTATATAAGGATTATTCTGTGTGTGCTAATGGTGCGATGTTCCGAAAGGATTTTCGTGGGATGCTGCCAGAACTGATGGAGAAGATGTATAACGAACGTGTTATCTTTAAAAAGAAGATGATTGCTGCCAAGAAAGAATATGAGAAGACTCCTACCAAAGAACTGGAGAAAGAAATCTCTAGGTGTAATAATATCCAAATGGCAAAGAAAATTTCACTTAACTCTGCATATGGGGCGATTGGAAATCAGTACTTTCGTTACTATAAACTTGAGAATGCGGAGGCCATTACTCTTAGTGGACAGGTTGCCATCCGATGGATCGAAGGAAAAATGAATACATATCTGAATAAGATTCTTAAAACAGAGGATGTTGATTATGTTATTGCTTCAGATACTGACTCTATCTATCTTAATATGGGTCCTTTGGTTGAACGTGTATACAAAGGAAGAGAGAAAACTACTGAGAGCGTTGTTTCGTTCCTTGATAAGATCTGTCAAATGGAACTTGAAAAGTATATTGAAAGTTCTTACCAAGAACTGGCTGACTATGTGAATGCTTATGATCAAAAGATGTTCATGAAACGTGAGAATATTGCTGATCGTGGCATCTGGACTGCTAAGAAACGGTATATTCTTAACGTATGGGACAGTGAAGGTGTTCGGTATTCTGAACCTAAACTGAAGATCATGGGAATTGAGGCAGTTAAATCATCTACACCAGCACCATGCCGCAAGATGATTAAGGATGCTCTCAAACTTATGATGAGTGGAACTGAAGATGATGTGATTGACTTTATTGAAAAGAGTCGAAATGAGTTTAGAAAACTTCCACCAGAACAAGTTTCTTTTCCTCGTTCTGCCTCTGATGTAAATAAGTATAGGTCTAGTTCTTCAATCTACGAAAAAGGAACTCCCATTCATATTCGTGGAGCACTTCTGTTTAATCACTATATCAAACAGGCAAATCTAACAAATAAGTACTCCTTGATTCAAAATGGAGAGAAGATTAAGTTCTGCTACCTCAAAAAACCAAACTCCATTCATGAGAATGTAATCTCATATATCCAAGATTTTCCTATGGAACTTGGGATTGACAAATACATAGACTACGATTTACAATTTGAGAAAGCATTTCTTGAACCTATGAAAGTCATTCTTGATTCTATCGGATGGAGTGTGGAAAAAACTGTAAACCTTGATTCATTTTTTAACTGATGGACTTCCTTAAAGATATTGTAAAAGAAATTGGGGGTGAATATACCCAATTAGCAGCAGACATCGATGAGACAGAAAAGTATGTTGACACGGGTTCATACATTTTTAACGCACTGGTTTCAGGTAGTATATTTGGTGGTGTATCTGGGAACAAGATTACTGCTATTGCTGGAGAGTCTAGTACTGGAAAAACTTTCTTTAGCCTCGCCGTTGTTAAGAATTTCCTTGATTCTAACCCCGATGGTTATTGTCTCTACTTTGATACTGAGGCTGCTATTACCAAATCACTTGTAGAATCCCGTGGAATTGATACTTCTCGTCTGGTTGTTGTTAACGTTGTTACTATTGAAGAGTTTCGTGGAAAGGCACTCAAAGCCGTAGACCTATACTTAAAAAAACCTGAAGGTGAACGTAAACCATGTATGTTTGTGTTAGACTCCTTAGGTATGCTTTCCACAGAGAAAGAAATCTCAGATGCACTGAATGATAAGCAAGTTCGTGATATGACTAAATCGCAACTTGTCAAAGGTGCTTTCCGAATGCTCACACTTAAATTAGGTCAAGCAAATGTTCCACTTCTTGTCACAAATCACACATACGATGTCATCGGAGCTTACGTACCAACGAAAGAAATGGGGGGAGGTTCTGGACTCAAATATGCAGCATCTACAATCATCTATCTCAGCAAAAAGAAAGAAAAAGATGGAACGGAAGTGGTCGGCAATATTATCAAAGCTAAGACTGCTAAGTCGCGTTTGAGTAAAGAGAATAAGGACGTTGAGATCCGTCTGTATTATGATGAACGTGGTCTTGACAGATATTATGGACTACTTGAACTTGGTGAGATCGGTGGTCTGTGGAAGAATGTCGCAGGACGTTATGAAATTGATGGAAAGAAGATCTATGCTAAGCAGATTCTCAAAGAACCTGAACTATACTTCACTGAAGAAGTAATGCAACAACTGGACGAAATCGCACGTAAGGAATTTAGTTATGGAGAAAGTTGAGTTTCTAATTCTTAGAAACCTATTACATAATGAGGAATATGTAAGAAAAGTTATACCATTCATTAAATCCGAATATTTTGAAGATACCAATCAAAGGATTGTCTTTGAGGAAATTCTCTCTTTCGTTGAAGAATACAATCAACCAGCAACAAAAGAAGTTCTTTGTATTGAAGTAGAGAAACGCAAAGACATTAATGATACTTCTTTTAAGGAAATTGTTCATCTGATTCAAAATCTTGATGATGTTCCTATTGAACTTGAGTGGTTGATTGATACTACTGAAAAGTGGTGTCGTGATAGGGCAATCTACATCGCACTTATGGAATCAATCCATATTGCTGATGGTAAAGATGAGAAAAAGAATCGTGACAGTATCCCGAGCATCCTATCAGATGCTCTTGCTGTATCCTTCGATACGCATATCGGTCACGATTACCTGTTAGACTATGAACAACGTTATGAGTCCTATCACAGAAAGGAGGAGAAAATTGAATTCGACCTTGAATACTTTAACAAGATCACAAAAGGTGGTCTACCTAATAAGACTCTCAATATCGCTCTTGCTGGTACGGGTGTCGGAAAGAGTCTCTTTATGTGCCATGTTGCTGCTTCCGTCTTATTGCAAGGCAGGAACGTTCTCTACATCACTCTTGAAATGGCGGAGGAACGAATTGCTGAAAGAATTGACGCAAACCTCTTGAATGTTCCTATTCAGGATATTGGAGACCTGCCTAAGCAGATGTTTGAGAGTAAGGTAACCAACCTTGCTAAGAAGACTCAGGGAACTCTGATCATTAAAGAGTATCCCACTGCTTCTGCTCACTCGGGACATTTTAAGTCTCTTCTGAATGAACTTGCTTTGAAGAAGTCTTTCCGTCCCGATATCATCTTTATCGACTACCTGAACATCTGTGCTTCTTCAAGGTACAAAGGAAATCTTTCTGTGAACTCTTATTCTTATATTAAGGCAATCGCAGAAGAACTCCGTGGTCTTGCTGTGGAATTTAATGTTCCTATCGTAAGTGCTACACAAACTACTCGTTCTGGTTATGGTTCTTCTGATGTTGAACTAACTGACACTTCAGAATCATTTGGTCTTCCTGCAACTGCTGACTTAATGTTTGCTCTGATTTCTACAGAAGAACTTGAAGAACTTGGTCAGATTCTTGTGAAGCAACTTAAGAATCGTTATAATGATCCTACCATTCATAAGAGATTTGTGGTTGGTATTGATAGGGCAAAGATGCGTCTTTATGATTGCGAACAGTCTGCTCAAAATGATATTCTTGACAATAGACAAGAAGAGGAGTATGATTTTGAAGAAAGAAAACCAAAGAAATCATTTGATGGATTTAAATTCTAATAATGAAAAATTTTCTAATAGAAGATAATGAAATTTTAGATGTAAATGAAAGAAACATTATAAGAAATATCATTTATAAAATACCATTTCTTTATTCTCTAGAATCGACAAGTGAAAAATTTCCATACTACGGTCATCCTCTTTGTATGAGACCAAAATTTGATAAAACTTTTGATTCTACCACTAAAATAAATGTAGTTTCTCCACATTTTGATTTTTTTTATAAAATTGTAAATAGATTTTGTAATAAACATAATATAAAATTTACGAATGTAATAAGATCTAGTATAAATTCTACGTATTATATACCTGGATATCCATATGTAGATCCTCATGTAGATTTTTCTAAACCACATGTAGTGCTCTTGATGTACTTAAATGAAGTTTCTAGAGCAAGTCCAACATTAATTTTCAATAAAACACAAAAGTTTGATAATCAAAATACAATTCTTGATGTTAGTAAATTTCAAAATAAACTTTTACTGATAAAAAGGAAAATATATCCAAAATTTGGTAAAATAATTGCGTTTGATGGTAAATATTATCATTCCAATAAAGTTCCAAAACCAGGCGAAAATAGAATTATTTGTGTTTTCAACCTACTAATATGAATCCTTGACAGTAAAACTAATACGTAGTATGATAAAAATTAAAGAAATTATTTGAGGATTTAAGTTTTGAACTACTATTCGGTATTTGACAAGAATGGTAAGAAGATTGCCGATTGTGCAAGTATCCGAGATGCTATTATGTTGGTTGAATTTGATTCAACAAGAACCTATCGACAGGTTAAACATATCAATCCCCAGACAGTTAATGTTCCTCATGTAAGACTGGATGATGATTTACAACTTCCAGCACAACAAATTTTACCCCAATCCGAGTTAGAACCTTTTATCGTATGACTATTGACCTTAATAAGTATGTGGAATTCGTTGATACCACAACTTCCAAACCCAGTAAAGAATTCCCTGAGTTTGCTGACCGATTGAATGATCTTAAGATCCAAGGATTTCCTACTGAGAGACTGCTTACTGCTGCTGTAGGAATGTCTGCTGAGGCAGGTGAGTTTACTGAGATTATTAAGAAGATTGTCTTTCAAGGCAAACCCGTTAATGAAGAAAATCTGTTTCACCTGAAACGTGAACTCGGAGACATTATGTGGTATGTGTCTCAGGCGTGTCTTGGACTTGATATTTCTCTTGAAGAAGTTATCCAAATGAACTTTGAGAAATTGAGTGCTCGTTATCCTGAGGGTGCATTTAGTATTGAACGTTCTGAAAATCGTAAGGAGGGAGACCTGTGAGTAAAGTAACACTTAAATTGGATACTCGTACTGCAGCCGCAGTTCGTCAAGTTTTGTTTGATGCCCAAAGAGGTTATACTTATGATGAGGTGAGTGTTCCTCCCCGTGTAACTGATATTCGTAATGTCATCCAACAACTTGATGATAATCTTGAGTCACTTCTTGGTGACTGATAAATAATCCCTACGGGGATTTTCTTGGGGAATTAGCACAGTTGGTAGTGCGCCTGATTTGCATTCAGGAGGTCAGGAGTTCGAGTCTCCTATTCTCCATTTCTAAATATAGAAGAACAATAAATTATCCATAATGTCGGATTCTGAAGTACTATTAGCAGTAAATTCTGTACTTAAAGGATACGAAACTAAGGTTGTCAAAGCTGGTGCGAAAGTAGATAAGATTCGTGTGGTTGCTTCTCAAAGAGCAGAGGTTCAGGATAAGATATCTCAAGAACTAAAAAAGAGAAGAATCAAATACGTGAATGAAGTAGATAAGAGTGAGTCTTCTTTTCCTGTCACAAAAATTTCATTATCAAATTCTATCATTAAATTAATCTATAAGAAAGGAGCAGGTGGAGGTTCTGGAGCAGGAGCAGCACTCACTAAACTTGCTGAATCATCTCAAGCACTTTATGCTGCATTAGCATTCAACGTATTGAAGAGAGAGATAACAAATGCTGATGTAACCAAAGAAAACTTTCAGAAGGCACTTGCTACAGCAGACACTGATGAAAAGTTTGAGAGCATGATCAACAACTTGCCAGATGATTGGATTAACTCTTCAATTGCTGGTGCAAATGCTTTGTTTAGACAGTATAAAGATAAAGGAAAATTTACTTTTCATAGAGGATCTAAGACTGTTGATGCTATTGAAAAAACCTTTACTGCCATTAACAGATCTGAGGGTGCTTTTGGCAACTTGAACAAATGGAGTCCTGCTGACATTTATATGGTAGGAAATGGGTTTAATGTCTCGGAATTGCAATCAGAAAAGACTTTGAAAGGACTCAACGAAAAGATGTTTGAGTATATTCAAAGTAATCAACTCATAGGAGTATCTCTAAAGAAAATAACAGGAACTGCTAAGATCTCTAAGAAAAATTTCCCAACGGATAAGAAGATAGTAACTGCCGAATTTAGGGGAACAACGACAAATATGGATGCCATGGATGGATATATTCAGTGGGGAACTGCTAATACTGAAAAGATCCAGTTCAGAAGTTTTGGTGGGGAGACATCTTTAACTGGATGGCAAGGAGAGATAAAAGGAGCTTCTGCTAACCAAGGAAAGATTTCTCTTGGACCTATTAACTTCATTCTGAAGAGACATGGTTTAGATCAATTACCAGAATCTAATGTATCTGCAAGATTGGCAGAACAAAATTCAGATTCTCATTCCAAAGAAATTGCTAAGATGATGGTCCAATATGGACTTGTGAAACAGAATCAGTTGGATGAAACTGCTTCTACCATACAAATGAAATCAAATAAATATCGTTACTCCAAGTATCTTGTAATGAAACTTTTGACAACGATTGAGAGTGCTAAAAAAGATACTCAGCATGAAGTCGTAAAAGACTTTTATTTGTACGCAAGTTCTCAGGCAACTTACTCTGCCCCATATATCAAATTAGAATAAATATAAGTATATCAAAACAAACTATGAAGAGTTTTTTCCGATTTCTAACTGAGGCAAGTCAATCTCAGGCATCATTACAAGCAAAGAAACTGAATCTCAAGAGTGATGGGCACGGGGGATGGTATGATTCCCGTGGAGAGTTTGTTGCGAAAACTGAAAGTGGAAAACTCAAGTTTTATAATAAGGGCGAAAAGGTAGGACAGAGAGATGTTCCTCAAGACACAAAAGCAAAGGCAGGAACTCCTACAAAAACTAAAGCAGCAGCACAACCAACTCCTACACAAAAACCAGAATCAAAACCACCTGAGGAAACAGGAGAAAAAGGTTCTGAAAGTGATACTCTGACTGTAGTATTTGGTCGTTTCAATCCACCTACAGTAGGACACGAGAAACTTTTAAAGTCTGCTGATAAGGTTTCTGCAGGTGGAGATCTTAAGATTTACCCTTCAAGAACTCAGGATGCTAAGAAGAATCCATTAGATCCTGATATGAAAATCTCATTTATGAAAAAGATGTTCCCTGATTATGAAGAGAACATTATTAATGATGATGAGATGAAATCAATCTTTAATGTTCTGGTTGCTGCTTCTGAAGAGGGATATACGAATGTAAATATCGTCGTAGGTTCAGATCGTCAAGCAGAGTTTGAAAACCTTGCTCAGAAATACAACGGCGAATTATACAACTTTGATCTGATTCGTGTGATTTCTGCTGGTGTTCGTGATGCTGATGCTGAAGGTGTATTGGGAATGTCTGCTTCCAAGATGAGAAAGGCTGTGATGGATGATGATTTCGAGTCATTCCGTAGAGGAACTCCTAAGACTCTTGATGATGGTGATACAAGAGCACTTTTTGATGCTGTCCGTCAGAGTATGGGAGCAAAGAAATCTAAGGTTCAGAAAGAAGGATATGCTCTCTGGGAGATTGCTCCTAAGTTTGATATGCGCAACCTTCGTGAGCATTATATCACCAAGCAAATCTTTAAGATTGGTGATATTGTAGAGAACTTAAATACTGGATTGGTTGGTGAGATTATCCGTAGAGGGGCAAATCACCTTATTTGTGTGACTGAAGAAGGATTTATGTTTAAGTCCTGGATCAAAGATGTGATGGAATATACTGAAGTCAAGATGGATAGAATGTATAGAGAACCGAATAAACCAAATACTTTGGTTGGAACAAAAGGATACCTTAAGTATGCCTTGCAACAAACCTCAGGTGTCAAATCTGGAAAAGAGAATCTTCAATCTGGTGGTCGTTCATTCTTAGATTTCATAAATAAGTATAAGAAAAATAAAGTAAGTGCTTAGTCAAAATGTCTAACAATCCTTTAAACGATATTTCCAGAGTATATCTGGAGCAGATTGCTGAGAAAAAGGACGATTCATATCTTGAGACTGATATGGAAAAGCGTCGTAAGAATAATGAAAAAGCAGTTGAAGATATGAAGAAGACTAAGGCACATAAAGATATGGTTTCTGCTGCCCGTAAGCATTTTGAAGAAGTTGAGATTGATGAAGCATCATACTCAGCAAAAGCAGCACGAGCAGGTAAAGATATTGGTAAACCAGGAAAGCAGTTTGCTAAGATTGCAAAGTCTGCTGCTGAAAGATATGGTTCTAAGGAAAGAGGTGAAAAGGTTGCCGGAGCAGTCTTAGCAAAACTCCGTAAAGAAGCACTTGATCCTGTTGGTCATGAAGATAAGGATATCGATAATGATGGTGATCATGATAAGACTGATAAGTATCTTCTGAATCGCAGAAAGGTTCGTGGTGCTGCGATTTCTAAGAAAAAAATGAAAGAATCTTTCTCAAACTGGAGACAAGATCTTTCTGAAGTAATGGATGATGTTGAGGCAAAAAAGGAAATCAAGGAAAAAAAAGTAAACAATAAGATTACAATCAATCCCGATTTCAAAGAATCCGTAGAAAATATGGGTGGTCAGTTGATTGAGATGGTTGAGATTGAAGAAGTAATGACCATGAAAGACTTCAAAAAGCAAAGAAGTCGTCAGAAGCAAAAGGATAAGAGAGCAGCAGATAAGATTGCTCCTAATCGTAGATCAGGTATTCATGCCGATAAAGCATCTCCTGAGAGAGCAGCAAGACATCGTGCTAATGTAGATCCTGATTTTGAGGGTGATGATGAATCAAATTATCCTGGTGGTAAGTTAAGAGCAAAGAAAGTTCGTAAAGCAAAAGCACTTGGAGAACTTGGTGAAGCAGTATATGGTGGAGAAAAACAGGAACAAAAGGATACTCGTTACACTGTAACTGCTGCTGATAAGAAAGGAAATACTGCTGCTTATCAAAAATATAAAGCAGGTGACAAGAGATATAAGGCTGCTCCACATCTTGGTGAAGAAGTTCTTGACGAGAAAGCACTTAGTCAGCAACAGCAAAAGTTTATGGGAATGGTTTATGCTGTAAAGAAAGGTGAAATGGCAGCACCTTCAGCAGCAGTTGCAAAGGCAGCAGCAGGAATGAGTAAGAAATCTGCAAGAGATTTTGCTAAAACAAAGCATGAGGGTCTTCCTAAAAAAGTTGAAGAACAAATGGATGACCATATTGAACCAACTGGTGATAAGAAAATGGAGCAGCAAAGACAAAAAATCCAGATGCAGAAAGTGAGAGACTTGACCACCAGACTTCAAGCAGCAAGAAAAGGAGTTTATTAATTTCTAAATAACTCAGGACCACTATCGGAGGTTATTATGTCTCTCGCAGTTATCTTGGCATGGGCCAAGGCAAATGAAGCTGCTATTGCTACCATTCTTCTCATTCTTTCTGAGTTCCTTGGTGCCAATAATAAGTTGAAGTCAAACGGACTTGTTTCGTTTGTTCTTCTTCAAGTACAGCAACATCTCAAAAAGAAAGGTGCAGTAGATCCTACTCCCTGATTTTCTAGAATAGATCCCAATAAGATCCTCAGTAATGGGGGTCTTCTTTTTTATAAATATTGTTAGAATAATTTTTTACGGAAAGACACATGGCACTCTGGGGAAATAATGATGCAAAGGGGTCCGGTGGTACAGTATCACTTGATTACAGCACCCTTATTGTAACTGGTTCTGGAACTACATTCGGTCAGGTAGGAGCAGCAGCAACTGGAGACGTAATTCGTTTCGGTCCAAGTGGTGAAATCGGAAATGCTGTGGTCGTTGGTATTGCAAGCACGACTCAACTTTCTATTGCTTCAACTGCTGGTCTGAGTGGTGCTTCAATTGCTAGCACTGATTTCCAAGTTAGTGAACTGCCAAAGTATACTGTTTTAGATTCTCGTTGGTCAGAAATTAATACTGGTTACGAACCACACATTTATGGAGTTGCTGATGCTGGAATTGCTGCAGCACAAGGAACTTCATATGCTCTTACTCATGAAGGATGGGTCGGAGTTACAACATACGTTGACAATACTGGAGAACTGAGAGTTAAGTCCGAAACTCTTGTTGCGATGTCTGGTATTACTACAGGCAACCTCCCAATTTATGATCAGGATCCAACTATTGCCTGATAATGTATGATCTTTAATGAACTGAACGAAGATAATTTTCTTCTCTTTGCTATTAAAAATTATGAGAATCCCCAGGCAGTCACGAAAGAGGATTTTGATAAAGACTTAAATCATTTTAAGTACATCAAAAGACTTTTGAAACGATATAAGAACACAGGGGAACTTAAGGTTCCTCTCCTGATCAATCATTTTATTGTTCTCTATAATATCTTTGGTGAAGCAGCAACCCCGATGTTATTTTTTAAGATTGAGAAAGAGTTATGGTCTACGATGAAAACATTTATGTTGTTCTTGAATAAGATACCAGAGTATCCTAAATGTTATCTTCATGATATTCCTGTTGATTTGAACTGTTTAAAAGAACTTCAGAAGATTTTTAAAGCAAATGAACAAACTTGATAGGATAATTCAAATGATAAGGGAGCAAATGGTCGCAAATGCTCCTGGTGGTTCTGGTGGTTTTAGTGGTTCGGCGGATCCTAAAGGTCCAACTGCAGGGTTTGATCCTGTTATGGGATTAAAGAAAAGAAAGGGCCCTTATATTAAACTTCCTCCCGGTTCTCGTAAAAGGTGGATGAAATAAATAATAACAAAACTACTTGAGTTATTTGTTCAGTAGTGTAAGAATAATAACTCACAAGAGAGATGTTTAACTCCAATACTTCTGCAGACACTAAAATTGCTGTTTTAGAGGAAAGACTTTCTTCATATGAAATTATGATGAGAAAGATTGATGAAGCTATTCAAATCATGGGCAAAACAAGTCAAAATATCAGTAAGATGCTTGCTGTTCATGAAGAAAAGATCGATCAGTGTCATAAAGCGGATGATTATATTGGTAGACTGATTGAAGAATTAAAGTTAGAAAATAAAGATCAGCATGATGCAGTAACGGAAAGAATAGAAAAAGTAGAAAGTAAATTAGAAGAAGTTGTAAAGTTTCGTTGGATAATCGTTGGAGTTTTTGCTGTTATTTCCCTAGGTCTGTCCCAGTCTCATGTAGTTGTAGACCTGTTAACACCAGATTCTCAACAGGTCCAAGTACAAAATAAATAATCAAGTGTTGGCACTTGTTGCCATGAAAACTAAAAAGAAACCATCGTTGTATTCTCTACACAAGATTACAAATTCAGTCATTAAATGGACGGCAATCATAACCTCATGTTGTCTTGACAAGCAGAGATAGTTCGCATAGAATCAATTCAACGTCAAAGGTTTATTATGGATTTTGTTGATGTTAAGTACATCAATTTGATTTCTTCACGACTTCAGAAATTTAAGAAGATAAAAAATAATCTTTATAATTTTCGTTGTCCAATCTGCGGAGACTCTCAAAAGAATAAAAATAAATCCAGAGGATACCTGTATCAAGTAAAAAACAATACAAACTTTAAGTGTCACAATTGCGGACTAAACATATCCTTCAATAACTTTCTAAAACAAGTAGATATCAATACTCATAAGCAATATACTTTTGAGAAATTTAAGGAAGGTAATACTGGTAAAAACTTTGTTGTAGATGAACCAGAGTTTAAGTTTGAGGCACCAAAGTTTAAACCAAAGTTGGATTTGCCTAAAGCATCAGAGAATCCTGACGCAAAAGCATATCTAGAAAAGAGAAAACTAAACCCACATAAATTCTATTACACCCAAAAATTTAAGGAGTGGACCAACTCTTTAAAACCTACATTTGACTCCACTATTAAAGATGAACCAAGGATCATTATTCCTTTGTTTTATCAAGATACACTAGTCGGATTTCAGGGTAGAGCGCTTGGTCCCAGCAAGATTAAATACATTACTGTGATGCTTACTGATGACGCACCAAAAATCTATGGTCTTGATGAAATACAAAAAACTGAAACTGTCTACATCACCGAAGGACCCTTTGATTCAACTTTCATTCGCAACTCAATTGCTCTTTGTGGAGCTGATGGTGATATTGCTAAGTGGGGTATTCGCAATCGGGTTTGGATATACGATAACGAACCACGTAATGCAGAAATCGTCAGACGAATCCAGTCTAAAATTGAGAGTGGAGAGTCCGTCGTCATTTATCCAAACTCCGTAATTGAAAAAGACATTAATGATATGGTTCTATCTGGACTTGATGTTCAATCTATGGTAGAATCAAACACCTACTCTGGTTTAGAAGCAAAACTCAAATTTACCACCTGGAAGAAAATATGAGCAACGGTTTAAAGGTTCAAAAGAGAAATGGATCTATTGAGAATATTGACCTCGATAAGATGCATGTGATGGTTGAAGAGGCATGTAAGGGTCTTGCAGGGGTCTCTGCAAGTCAAGTTGAGATGACATCAGGTATTCAATTTTATGATGGAATCACCACTGCTGAGATTCAAGAGATTCTGATCCGTAGTGCTTCAGATTTGATCGATCTAGATCATCCAAATTATCAGTATGTTGCTGCCCGTCTTCTTTTGTTTGCGGTCCGTAAGCAACTTTATGGGAAGATGAAGGATCTTCCTACACTTGAGCAACACATTATTGATTGCGTGTCTGCTGAAGTTTATGATTCAGATATCTACAACAAGTATTCGCAGGAAGATATTGCCCGAGCAGATTCCTTTATTGACCATGATCGTGACTTCCTGTTCACCTATGCTGGTCTTCGTCAGGTAGTAGATAAGTATCTTGTTCAAGACCGTAGTTCTGGTGGAGTATATGAAACTCCCCAGTTCATGTATATGATGATTGCTCTGACTATCTTTGCAGAGTACCCTAAAGAAACCAGAATGTCATATGTCAAGAGGTATTATGACGCAATCTCCAAACACAAAATCAACATCCCCACTCCCATCATGGCAGGAGTGCGAACGCCACTTAGACAATTTGCTAGTTGTGTTCTTGTTGATGTTGATGACACCCTCGATTCTATCTTTAGCTCTGACATGGCTATTGGTCGATACGTTGCGCAGAGGGCGGGAATCGGCATCAACGCTGGTAGAATCCGTGGCATCAACAGTAAAATCAGAGGGGGAGAAGTTCAACATACGGGTGTTGTACCATTTCTCAAGAAGTTTGAAGCAACTGTCAGATGTTGCACGCAAAATGGCATACGAGGTGGATCCGCGACAGTCCACTTCCCAATCTGGCACCAAGAAATAGAGGACATTCTTGTTCTTAAGAATAACAAGGGAACTGAAGATAATCGTGTCCGCAAACTTGATTACTCCATTCAAATTAGTAAGTTGTTCTATGAAAGATTTATTCAAGACGGTGAGATTACGCTTTTCTCCCCGCATGATGTACCTGGACTTTATAATAAGTTTGGATTGCCTGAGTTTGACGATCTCTACGTTCAATATGAAAACGATCCGACCATTAAAAAGAAAACTATTAAAGCGCAAGAACTCATCCTTAACCTTCTTAAGGAACGTGCAGAGACGGGTCGTATCTACATTATGAATCTTGATCACTGCAATTCTCATTCTTCCTTTAAAGATAAGATTGAGATGAGCAATCTGTGTCAAGAGATCACTCTTCCAACATATCCTATTCAACATATTGATGACGATAATGGAGAGATTGCACTTTGCATTCTTTCTGCTATCAACGTAGGTAAAGTAAAGTCTGATGAAGAACTTGAGGAACTTTGTGATCTTTCCGTTCGTGGACTGGATGAACTGATCGACTACCAGAAGTATCCTGTACGAGCAGCAGAACTTGCTACAAAGGCACGTAGGTCCCTTGGAATCGGTTATATTGGTCTGGCACATTATCTTGCCAAACTCGGGTATTCCTATGACTCTCAGGAAGCATGGGATGCAGTTCATGGTCTTTCTGAATCCTTCCAGTATTATCTTCTGAAGGCATCCAATCAACTTGCTAAAGAGAAAGGATATTGTGAGAACTTTGGACGTACCAAGTATGCTGATGGCATCCTTCCTATTGACACCTACAAAAAAGATGTAGACGAAATCTCTTCTATTCCATACCAGCATGATTGGGAAACTCTTAGGGCATCTATCCTGGAACATGGTCTCAGGCACTCAACACTGTCCGCACAGATGCCATCGGAGAGCAGTTCCGTTGTGTCAAATGCAACTAATGGAATTGAACCACCTCGTGGATTCTTGTCCATTAAGAAATCCAAAAAAGGTCCTCTTAAGCAGATTGTTCCACAGTATGCTACACTGAAGAACAACTACACCTTGTTGTGGGATATGAAGAGTAACGAAGGTTATATCAAGATCGTTGCTATGATGCAGAAGTTCTTTGATCAAGCAATCTCGGGCAACTGGAGTTATAATCCAGAGAACTATCCTGATAATGAAGTACCGGTGTCAGTTATGGCAAATGACTTCTTGACTACATACAAGTACGGATGGAAAACTTCTTACTATCAGAATACTTACGATATTAAGACTGATGAAGTGATGGAAGAAAAGAAATCCGAATTGGAAGATCTAATTAATGAGTTAAGTTCAGTAGAGGAGGGAGAGTGTGAATCCTGTGCAGTTTAAAATTTCTTCTACGGAAGAAGAAACCACTTCAATCAAAGGAATGACAGTTTTTAATACTGAAAAAGTTGATACCAAAAAACAACCTATGTTCTTTGGTAAACCACTTGGAGTCCAAAGATATGATTCATACAAATATCCAGTCTTCGATAAACTGACTACTCAACAATTAGGATACTTCTGGAGACCCGAAGAGGTATCTCTCCAGAAGGATCGTGGAGATTATCAAACCCTGCGTCCTGAGCAGAAGCATATCTATACTTCTAATCTAAAGTATCAGATCATGCTTGATTCTGTTCAGGGTCGTGGACCTGGAATGGCATTTATTCCTTATTGCTCTTTGCCTGAACTTGAGGCATGTATGGAAGTGTGGGGATTCATGGAAATGATTCACTCACGTTCATACACATACATCATCAAGAATGTATACTCAGATCCCTCTGAGGTCTTTGATACTATTATTACCGACAATCGCATTCTTGATCGTGCTAAGAGTGTGACTGAATCGTATGATGACTTTATTCAATCAGCACAATCTTATGGTGCATCTAATACTTGGATGCATAATCTTGAAGGAGTTTCATACGCAAAAGATACGATTAACGATGTTAAACGAAAACTCTATAGAGCAGTCGCAAACGTTAACATTCTTGAAGGTATTAGGTTCTACGTTAGTTTTGCTTGTAGTTTCGCATTCGGTGAACTTAAGCTTATGGAAGGATCCGCTAAAATCATCTCTCTTATCGCAAGAGACGAAAACCAGCATCTAGCCATTACTCAGAACATTCTGAATAAGTGGAGAGATGGTGATGATCCGGAAATGAAGCAGATCGCAAAGGAAGAAGAAGAGTGGGTTTATGCGATGTTTGATCGTGCAGTAAATGAAGAAAAGAAATGGGCAGATTATCTGTTCAAAGATGGCAGCATGATTGGACTGAATGATAAACTTCTTCAGCAATACGTAGAGTGGATTGCAAATAGAAGACTTAAGGCAATTGGGTTGAAACCCCAATACGATATTTCAGCAAACAATAATCCACTTCCTTGGACTCAGCACTGGATCTCCTCTAAGGGTCTCCAGGTTGCTCCCCAGGAAACGGAAGTAGAATCATATGTCGTTGGTGGAATCAAACAAGATGTTACCAAAAATACTTTCTCAGGATTCAAATTATGATGAATGGTGTGAACAAGAAATTTTGAATGCTTATAAAGAAGCAGCAGAATGTGATGAGTATTTGTTTGGAGATTATAACTTTTGTGAAGAATGGTTAAATGATGTCTAATACATAGAGGAGGTCACACTCCTCTTTTTTATGGTCGGACTTACGGACATTTACACACTTAAAGCACGGTTAGATAAACTAAAGCATCAGATTGATAAAGAAAACAAATCTTGGGAAGAAAAAGAACTTGCTCATAAATATCTGAGTAAAGCAATTGATTATGTGAATGAGTTGCAGTTATACTAATGGATGGAAGTATATAAAATCTGATGGTGAATGTTTTGAATCCGAAGATATAGGTGATAACTTCGGATTCGTTTATCTCATTACAAACAAGATAAATTCAAAGCAGTACATAGGACGGAAATATTTCTGGCAGTTTAGAACTCCCAAAGGGAAAAAACGTAAAGTAAAATCAGAGTCTAATTGGAAAGATTATTATGGGTCTTGCCCGGAACTTAAAGAGGATATTGAAAAGTACGGCAGAGAAAATTTTGTTAGAGTTATTCTCTCGTTACATAAAACAAAGGGCAAAACAAATTTCGAAGAGACTAGACAACTCTTCTACCACAACGTCCTCACGGAAAGCCTTGACAACGGGGAACCAGCCTTCTACAATAGCAACATCCTCAACAGGTACTTCCGAAAAGACTACTATGGAAACACAGATTGAACCAGTTCCTTATGTGAGGGATTGGTGTATTGATCGGATTCATCACCTTGCGGATCATGGAGGTATGGAGGATCAACTTAATGCACTTGCAATTGCATCTGAGTTTGATGAGTGGATTAATATCCCTGAAGGCACTCATCAACTTGATTATCTTTGCTTAGAAGAAGAAGGGTGGGGAGATCAGGAAATTGATATTCGGTAAACCAAACTATTGACAAATAATAAATATTAACTTATTATGTAAAAATCCCTGTTATGAGCAGGGTTTTTTATTATGAGACTTTGATTTTGATTTAGAGCCGTGGAAAGTGCCCTTTGAGAAGAGGGTGTACCCCCTTTCTATACGGATGTAGAGTTCAATTAAAACTAGTGCAAAATTTCTTTACAGTAGCCATGCCCATTTTGGCAGCGGTTACAACCAGTACGGCAACACTGCCATTCTCTAGTTATAAACTGCAAGGTCCCCCTCCCCCAGTGGAGACACAACCTTACTCAATTATTAAAGAGTTTGAACCAGAGACGACAGCAATCCGAGAGGTTGCACCAGCACCAAAGCCAAAAGAGCAAAGGCTAATTTGTAAAGGGTGTAATGAACATGAGAATGCTACCCTGGCATTTTTCCAGGAACGTGGTATTAAAGACAGAAACGCCCTTGCTACCATCATGGGCAATATTAGACAGGAATCTACTTTCGTGCCTAATATTTGTGAAGGTGGTAGTAGAACCAGTTGGAGTAACTGCGGTGGCGGTTACGGACTGATTCAGTGGACATCTGCCAACAGATATTATGGATTGGGTGATTTTGCTAAGAAGTATGGTGGTTCACCATCAGATCTTCGCACGCAGCTTCGTTATCTAACGACTGAAGTTCAGTGGCAACGAATTGAAGACCGCATGAAGACTCCTGGTAAGTCTATCAATCGTTACATGGACTATGCGTATAGTTGGATTGGTTGGGGGCATCATGGCGCCCGTACATCTTATGCTCATGAGTATGCTTCCAAACTGATCAAGGTAGAGGTTTGATAAAATAGAATATACAA